AGTTGTTTTTTGTTGGTCGGACTGTTGGTCTTCCGTTTTTAGGCATTTGTCAATAATTTAGTAAAAATGAGGGTAAACTATACCTTATGTTGGTCGTGTTGGTCGCTGACCAACAATATAAATATATAAGGTATAGTTTGTTTATTGGCTGAAAGTCACTAACTTTGCTTTATACTAATAGCCCATTGTTGGTCTGTTGGTCTGTTGGTCGCAAAAATAAGAACTTTCAACTAAAAAAAATAAAAGTATGATCACTACCACAATTAACATCACTCCCTATTTGGCGGAATATTTGCGCGGAAAATATGCCTTAGGTTCAAATGACCCGATAAATATTCCCGACAATTCAGATCTGTATCATGTGATATGGAATTATATGTCCCGTCGTCCCAGTAATATGCCGCATACGGATGGCAATATTGTATTGGCCCTGCCTAACCGGCGCGAGGGAAAGAATCCCGAAGTGTACAACTATCTGTCCGCGCGTGCGGTGGCGTATATAGAACTTGCCATCCGTCGTGAGTTCAACGAGGAGCTGCACGCCACCCTGTTGGATAATGACCAGCGCGGACACCTGTTCGACAACAATGCCGTTGTCTATCAGTTTCTGTGCACCTATGGCATTGAATCCGTATCTGAAGAAGCACTGTTGAAGAACTATTATCGGTGGCGTGAGAACTTGCGTAAACGGAAAGCCCGGCGCGAAAGGAAGAAGGATATGATACAGGTTATCTAACATGGTTAAATAATATTAAATCAACAACCGACTAAGTGTATCGTTTTGTCCGTTTTGACGGTGAAACTGTCCGCTATATGGAGGTAAATGGCGAACTTATTAATTATCAAAGTGTTATGAATCAGCGAAATAAAGAATTCTCTATTGTCGTTACTTTTGTCCCCTCAGGTGGTATGAATCAGGAACAATATGTTTTTCTGGCCGAGGAGTTTTCATTTGAACCTGCGGCTTCGGACAATGCTTCGGGAACCAGTTTCAATTGTGACAAGGAACTTGTCATATCACGTCCTGATAGCGGTATATTAAGGGAGTTTTCCATCTTCCGTTCCGGTATATTGTATTTTCGTGATACTTCCGGTAACAGCTATGGGATTGGAGATGCTGACATTCCTGCCAGGGTGTGCCTGTCTCCCCAGCTTAATTCGGCACGGCTCACAATGAAGTGCACCATGCTGAAACCGCCCGTCTTATAGTCTTTTTTATATATATAAGGTATGGATATTTTTGTAAAAACAAAAAAGAATGACACAGTCACAGAAATATCTTCAGCAGCTTCTCTTATCCCGACAAGGATTGCTCATTACGGCAGAGGGTTACGCCTCTGTCGTAGCTGAAGCATTCCCTAATGTTCACGATTCCGATTATGCGGAAAAGGGACATGCTGATATGCTGTATACCGAGGTGATTTCCGGTGCCTTGGATTTATGCTCTTCTCAGGTCCGCATGGCTTTTCCTGACAAGGATATCAGCATTGTTTCCGATTATACTTCTGAAGAACTTCCCGATAACAGTATTGCTTACTATCCCGTGTTCGGTGTAATCACATCAAACAGTTGGTGGCGTTTTTCCAGCAAACAGTTTGAGAAGGATCTGCTGGCATCCGAATCCAATCCTGCGATCATTGCACATTTTGTTCATATAGACAGTCCGGGAGGCGAGGCATTTTACATGGACCGCCTCTCCGAGACTATGAGAGACTTGAGTAAGCCGGTGGTTGTTTTGGCCGAGCGCGTATGTGCATCTGCCGGTTATCTCATCGCCTGTCATGGCACTAGAATTTTTGCCGCTACCGGTTATGACAAGATAGGATCTATCGGGACAATGGCCGAGGTCTGGGACTATTCCGAATATTTTAAAAAAATAGGTATAGAGGTGCATACGTATCATGCTTCCGCATCGGATCTTAAGACCAAGCTTATGGATGACGCGGCTTCCGGTAAGGGTGATGAGTATGTGGAGCGTATGCTGAATCCTCTTAATGATATGTTCTTGTCCGAAGTTCGTTCCACCCGTCCGGCACTTAAGGATGCTCCTGATGATGAGCCTGCTCTTCGCGGGGATATTTACCTTACGGACGAAGCGATCGGAAAAGGTTTGATAGATGCAAGAGCCACTCTGACAGAAGCCATATTGGAAGCATCCCGTCTGGGGCGTGAGTATGCCGACATTCAGCGGGCCAAAAGCCAGTTATTAAGTATAATTTAATTAGTATCACAATGAAATTTAAAGAAAACGTACAGAAAATTCTTCAGAAGCTTGGTTTCGCTGGCTCCGAGGAATCCCTGAAGGCTCTTACGCCGGATGAATGGAAACAGTTTTTTGCCTCCTATCATGAGGAGTTTGGAACGGATTTTCATACCGATATGCAGGCCTACCAGGATGAACAGCGTGCCGTGCCCGACCAGGCACAGATCAATGAGGCGTTCAGCGTGTTGTCAGGATTGATCAACCCGAAACAAAATGTGGAAGGCGCTGCCGCGCATGGAGTACAGGATACGAAAACAGAGCAGCCTACCGCACAGCAGGTACTTGATATGGCGAAAGCTGTATCCGCTACCTTCATGGCTATGGGTAATCATGCGGCTGATGATGTCCCTATGACTACGGTTGCCGGTTCGGTTGTAGGATTTACAGGTTCCGGAGACCGTGAGAAATTCCTTTTCGGAATTGAGCACGAATTTTTTTCCATGGATAAACCATGGAACCGGTTCACAGCCAATCCTGCGTCAGACCAGCGTCTGGGAGATAAGAAGATAGCCGCGTCTTTCGGAGCTGAAGTGGAAGCCTATTCTTCTTCATTGGCTGAGCGTTACAGCTATTTGCAATCGCATAACCAGCTAAACCCGGAAAAATTGGCGGCGGGTGAGTTTGCCACCGATTATTCCCAGGTTACGGGAATGAAGGGTGGAGACCAGTATCTTATCCGTCGTCAGGATGCCATTATCGCCCGTGTGCTTTCCATCCGCCAGCTTACCCAGTATTTCCCTGTTCGTTACGGTATTCAGGACCGTGATGTCATTTTCAACGCTTTCTTTGGTGAAGTGTCACAAGCATACCAGGTAGGCGAGGTTTATAAAGGTGATATGGAGATTGAACCGGAGATGGGATATGTGGACGATGCCATGATCAAGATGAAGTTCGGTCCAATGAAGGAACTGGAACGCATGTATATAGGCTACCTTAACCGTGAAGGCTCGGATCCGATCAAATGGTCTATGATTGAATATGCCATTATGGGATCTCTTGAAAACGCGCAGCGTGAACAGAATATGCGCCGTATGAGAGGTTTGTATGTGAAGCCTGAGACGGGCGTAGCCGGTTCCTATCTAAATGCCGGTACCGGAGTGCTCTATACCCTTATCCGTCTGCACCACGAACATAAACTGTTGTTGACAGACAATGTTGCATACCGTACTTATGACGATGCCAACATGCTGGAAACCGTACAGGAATTCTACAAGGAAATTCTGGCTAAAGTGTCTGAGGATATGAGCCTTGACCAGCATGTAATGTATCTGAACGAAAACCACAAGCAATGGTGGATTCAGAATGTGCGTGAAGCTTATGGACAACAGCAGGACTTTACAGGACCGAACAGTTACCTTAATATCATACCGGACAGTTCTACCAATATGCGTATTATTTGGCTGCCTTATTTAGGTCAGCTGCCGTTCATGATGATGCAGGTTCCCGGTAATATCCAGTTCCTTGAGAATCTGCCGGGAGAGATGCTTGCCATGCAGACAGAAATGCAGATGGAGATGGTCCGCGGATGGTCTACCTGGAAAGAAGGATGTTCGCCCGCATTTGTCGGCCGTAATTTCTCTTCTGCCGACAAGCTGAAGGAAAATGACTATTTATGGCAGCAGATCTTCTTGAATAAACCTTCCGTAACCTTGGAGGCGGATGCCACAACAGCTGACGCATCGAAAGGATTCTGGTTTATTTCTGGAACCAATACCGGTGAAAAGAAACTGACAGCGATCAACAATGCCAAAAAAGGCGTGGCTTACATTGTAGAGTGTGGAAACAAAACCAATGTGACCGGCATTGACAAAGCGGGCTCTTTTGAAAGTATTTCCGAAGCATGGACTCCGACAGCTGTAGGAGATTATATCATGGTCATGCTGAACAGTCAGAACAAATTCATTGAGTTGGAACGTTGCACTGGTGGTGTACGCAAAGTCAATAAGACAGCGCAGCCCAATGTACCTGGAGCTAGATAATTTTTTTGGTTGGTTATTAAAAAGGTTTTTAAATCGGGGGCGGGTGTGGTAGCCCGCCCTTTTTATTAAACAGAAAATTTATGAGAACAAGAATTAATTCCCGCATATTTTTATTTCAACTGGCGGTGCTGGTTGTAGTGCTCTCCTTGAGCTTTGTTTTTGATTCTTCTGCCGATACTGCCGTCGGGCTGTCAATGGCTGTCACCGGAATGATGAATATTGGTGATATTGAGGATGTGTCCGACCGTCAGACCCATGGATCGAACATTGCATATCAGATTTATCTGATCAGTATTGACCAGGTGGATAATTCTCAGCTGTTTCCGGCTCCCAATGCCAACAGGGAGGTAGGGCAGGTTCCGATGAAGAATGGTGAGTATATGAAGTACTTTGTGTGCCATACCATCCCCACTTTTGTAGGCAATGGTGAGAAGGGGGATATCACCACTTCCGGAACCAATCAGTTTGTGGCGGTTATGGGTGGACAGCGGGACAAACTGCTTTCTTTCACGGAAGAATATGCGGGTGGCAAGTTTATCATTCTCTTCAAAGAAATTGAAGAAAGCCAGTGGTATATCATCGGTTCTTATGACCGCCCGATGATTCTTCAAACGTTTGAAAACAAACATGACGCAGACGGACGTTATGTGACGTTTACATTCCAGCGTACTTCCATTTCACAGTATTACAAATATACAGGTGCTATTGTACGTCAGCCTGCCAAATCCAATCCGGTGGATGCCACTAATCTTACCGTTACGCCGGGACAGGACTTGTATTCCATTCCTGATTGTACCTCCTCACCTAAGGCTATTGCTACAGTTTCCGGTCTGGCGGCTAATGATAAGGGACGCTATATAACTCTGGTAGGTGAGGGTGTGGAACATCCGGCTACAGTTGCTGAGAATGATGTGTTTATTCTTGAGGATGGAGCTACATGGACCGCCCGTGCTGGAAGCCGTATTACTTTCCGCGTAATTGATACTGACACTTTGGTTGAGATTTCCGGATCCCGTATTCAAACTGTTGTCTGATTTTTATAATTAATCCTGTGCGGATATATATGATTGTTTTACAATGTATTATCATGCACAGGTTAAACTGATAAGTTATGTATTCATTCAAAGAAAAGAAGCTTCATTATAACCGTCTTCAGAACCAGTCCGCCGCTTCGGCCGATCTGAAGCTTTTACGGAGTATTAATCCTGATGCGCCTGTGTTGCCTGCATGGGAGCGATCACCTGAACGTTTTGCAAACAAGATTCTTTATCTTCTGCTTGATTATGCAACGGCAGAACAGATCAGAAAGAACCGACGCAATCCTGTCAGCTCGGTAAAGGAGAAATTGGAAGAGACAGTACACGAGTTGCAGGAGAAATCGGCCGAATTGAAAGAAACGAAAGATACGGTGCAGGAATTGCAGGAAAGAGTAGAGGAGTCGGAATTTCGTGCGGAAAAGGCGGAAACATCTTTGGACTTTGAGAAAAAAAAAGAGGTTTAAGGAAAGTACAGAAGCATGAAGAATATCCCGCTATTGACTGGGATAATCTTGATGATGAGAATGTACAGACTGCCACCCTTATCTATAATGACCGTGTTGTAAGCTGGAAACGGATGAAACAGATAGACGAACGTATGGATGCTGACAATATTACCAAGGATGATATATTTTCCCTTGTCCATCTTCGCATCCGTAATTTGCAGGCTTTCTCAGAACTTAGAGCCTATAATGATACCGGTTCTTTCCGTTTCCTTCATCCTCTTATAGCAGGGCGCAGTGAACGTGCCTTGCTGGCTTCCCTTCTTGAAAAGGATCCTCAGGAATTTCTCCGCAAACACCGCAATGTGCTTGACAGTATACGGCGTTATGAAGCGTATTTGAAAAATCCCGAACGTGAATCCCGACGGAAACAGGACAGGAATTTGTTACGCAAGTATCGTGATCGTGAAACTTTGTTTAGAGATATACTCAATGAAAAGACTAAAGGTTGATTTTATGGCTGTTTCTCTGTTTCTTACCATGGTGGGGATGATAGCCGGTATTTCAGTATTAATATGCTGTTTGCTATGACTGGTAATAAGGATATTGTAATTGTCAGTGATGATTATCTGCCACGGGTACGTACCTATGCCATTATGGGGTATAGCCGTGAGCGCGTGTGCCGCCTGTTGGAGTTGCCGCGGAAAATGCAGATGGCATTGGCTGTCCGGCTGTCGTTGCCGGGAGATGTGTTCTATGAAACCTATGAGTCGGGACTGGCTCAAGGAGAGAAGAATATTGATATGGAACTGGCGAAGAAAGCGGAAAACGGGGATATTGATGCCATTGAGCTTCTTGAAGAGAGAAAGAATGAACGTTATTTTAAAGATTTGCGTAAAGAACTATTTGGAATATGACCGTACTTGAGCGTCTTGATAAGATACATCCCGATATGATTTCAGGATTTCTCACTACCGGAAAGTGTAATGGCATTCCGGAAGATGTGCAGAAATTTTTGAAACAAATACAATGGGCGGCAGAAATATATGAATATGAACCGAATATAACCCGTGCTTCCAAGAAATTGCGTCTGCGCATTAATGCGGAGCAGAAGTTGGCTTTGGATGAACGTACCTGCAAGGAACGTATCTATCAGGCCATTAATTATTTTAATGTCGATAACAATGTCAGCGAGAAGGTATGGGAGAATCACTATGCGGACAAGCTGGAATCCATGGCGCAGTTATGTGCGGCCAAGGGGGATATGAAAACGATGGCTGCATGTATCGAAAGAGCCAGCGAGCATCGGATTCGTGCCGCCCAGATAGCGGAGGCTGCTACCAATCTTGGTATTACTTTCATTATTGATCCTAACCTTCGTCCGGAAGATATGGGATTGGAAAGCAAATCGCTGAAAGAGATAGCGCGTAAGCATAACGAAGGGTTTTATATCCAACTTATCGACGGTCTTCCTATTGATAAGAGGGAAAAGAAACGCTTGTTGCGGGATGCCGATATTCAGGATGTAGAGGAAATATTAAATGAAGAGTAATCATGAGTCAGAACGATATATCCAATGATGAATTTTCAATGGAGATGGAACGTATCTACATGAATTCCATGCAGGTTATGGTCAATCTTCTTGATCCTAACAAAGTGGTGGTGGAAGCTGCACGTGCGTCAGGTAAGACGAGTGAGGTTACAGTGAACCGCATAGTCCGTGTGGCAGACAGTATGCCGGCCGAGTTGTCATTTTTAGCTCATCGTACCTATGTTGCGTTGCTTACCAATATATGGCCTAACATTCAGGCTGCTTTTTCCAGGCAGATTACGGTTAACGGCCGTCCCCGTTGTATGCTGGAATATGGCATTGACTATATTGCGGGAGAATCGAAGATCCCGGAACATTTCCGTAAGCCGCGTTATCCAATTTCTTATCCCAAGCATAGCATCCTGTTCCGGAACGGTCATCATATCCAGCTGGTAAGTTCTGACCAGCCGGACTCAGTGGCGGGTAGAAGTGGTGTTCATGCTTTTGTGGAAGAAATGAAACACAATGACGGAGAGAAACTCAAGACACGTCTGTTTCCTTCTCTTCGTGGATCTTCTGCGGAAATCCGTAAAAGCCCATATTACCAGGGATGGACCGGGGTTTCTGATACTGCCCGTGTGGATTTGAATGAGGACGACTGGTTTGAACGGTATGAGGATCAGAACAATCCTCAGCTTCTTTCCGAAATAGCCACAGTAGCCGTTCATGTGAACAAAGCGGTTTATAAAAGAATGGAACTTCTTACCGCCCAGAAGAATACTACCAACCCGGTCACGCTTGAAAAGATACGCCTGGAACTGAAGAAGTATGACAGACAGATATCCATGTGGACACCGCGTTTGGCTGATATGCGGCGCAACGCCACATTGTATATCCGGGCCAGTTCGTTTGTCAATAAGGACATATTGGGACCTAAGTTTTTTAAAACTCAGCTTGACACATTGGATATGGACGAATTTCTTACTGCTATATGTGCTGTCCGTCATAAGTCTGTGGTTAACAAGTTCTTTGCAAATTATGATAAAGAAAAACATCAATTCTCTGACGGGTATATTTATGATTCTATCATGAAGCTTGATCTGAAGGATCACTTTATCATCACTGCCCGTTATTTGAAATACTACGACAAGAGCGCTCCGCTGTATATAGGGTATGATCCCGGACATTTCTCAAGCCTGGTATGTGGGCAGCCCAAGAAATACGGGAAGGAATTCAGGCTGTTGAAAGAGTTCTTCTGTTTCTATCCGGATGAGCAGCCGGAACTTGCTAGACAGGTTTATGAGTTTTTCGGGCGTGACTGCCGGAACAAACGTATTGTTTTATATCCGGACAGGGCCGGTAACAAACGAAGGGAGGAGCTGGAACAGATAACGACTGACAGCCGAGCATTGAAGAGGGAACTGGAAAGCTACGGGTTCGAAGTGCAGCTCATGAACGAAGGACAGGCCACAATCTATCATTGGCAGCAGTTCAAGCTGATGTTGCTTTTGTTTGGTGACAGAAGCAATGCTTTGCCTCACGTTTTTATTGACGAAAATGAATGCCCTAACCTTTGTAGTGCTATACCTCTATCACCACGTAAGAGCACCAACGGACGTATAGAGCTGGACAAGAGCAGCGAGGTTAAGATACCGCTTCACCGTCAGGCTGGACTGACAACACAGATTCCTTCTGCATTCATCTATCTGATGTACGGTCTGTATGGGGATGCAGTTCTTAACGAATTGACCAGCATTCCTGATGATATTCCGGATAATTTCAGCTTATAATTAAAATTTAGCTTAAATAATAAGTCCAATTGATTTAATATAAGTGTCTGTTTGACATTTAAATAAGTATTATATGAATCATGGCTAAACGATTGACTTTTTGAAAAGTTTTTGAACTTTTTTCAAGAGACGATTGACTCCACGCCGCGCTGATAAAACCGATTGCACAGCACAGGGGGTAGATGGGTGGAAATATGATTCTTCCCTTGAGATTTCGTCTTTTCTACTGTATCGGAAAACGAATAAATTCGTAGCATGGAAGAGGTAATAGATCATAACGTTACGATGTCAGGTGCACAGGCCATGCAATGGGCTAGGGAGATATCCAAGCTGCCCGATGGATGCTTTACCATAGCATTCTATCCATGCAGTCTGCAACGTAATGAGGCATCCACTAAGATCATAGTAAAGGACGGTTGCAGATGGCGCACCCAATTGCCTCATGAACGTTTCAGTGTGGACAGTGATAACTTCTTCCTGTTTACCGACAAGGACGGAGAACCCCGTATGTGTTACACTATATTGATACGCTATATGGGATTCCCGCAAGATGGATTTAAACTACATAAAATAGATTGGTTATCATGAGTCAACAAAGTAATATGGAGATACAGGGATGCCTTGGCGTGTACGTTAATGACAGCAGTGTGATATCTTTCCAGCTGGGAGAAGGGAGTATGCAGGATGCCTTGCAGCGTAACCGTACTGTATCTGTTAATCCGGTGGTATTGGAAGGACAGGTGAGATGGCTTACAGTCAAAGGGTATAACATCGCTTCTCGTGGCTGGAACAATCTGAAATGCCAGGAAGTAGCAAGTGATATCAAGCATAACAGACTGCTTCCAAGATTGATAACCAAACAGGTCAATATGCTGTATGGCTCCGGACCGGCTGTCTATAAGACAGAACTTGTCGATAATAAAGTCAAGAGAACTTGGATTATGGAACCCAGTATACAGAGATGGCTGGAAAGCTGGGAGCAGAATGGAATGGAGCAGGGATACAGGGCGTTTGCAAAACAGAACATCAAAAACTATTATTATTTTCGCGATTTCTTTGTAAAATGGCGGTTTTCAGCTGGAAAAGGGATTGTTCCGGGAGTGCTGCCGGTTGCTGGTCTGGAAGCCATGGAGAATAAGGATTGTCTTTTGGCCACCACCCGGACGGATGTGGCTTATGATATGGTTTATTATAAAGATTTCACGGCTATAGCTGTTGGTAAGTTTATCAATGGAATCAGTACCAGTTTGCGTATTTATCCTAAATTGCGTATGCAGGATGTACCGCGATACAGGTTCGCTGCTGTTTCCCATCATCGTGAGAAGTCCATTGATAATTTCTATGGAGAGAATGAAACACACGAGGGCACACAGCCTTATATCAAGGGTTCCAATGAAAATGCAGTATATATTAACAGCTTTCTTCGTAATTCGTTGGCTGCTAAAATACATATCATCATTCCTAACGCATGGGTAAATTCGAAGAGAACCCAGATTACCAATCTTTGCAACGAAAACAAGGAACGTGCTTCGAAACAGGAGAAACTATTGCAGTACAATGGGCTGGAGATTGGGACTGAGTTCAAGGAGTCTACCTTGATCCGCTATATTAAACAGGAATTGGATAATATATCCGATTACTTGTCCGGAGCCGATAACCAAGGAAAGGCTTACGCGACTTTCAGCTTTCGGAACGGAAGCAGCGGGGAAGAGGAGCGATGGAAGATAGAAACCGTCGATTTAAAATATAAAGAATATATTGATGCGATTATCAGCTATGATAAACGTGCTGACGAAGTATTGCTGTCAAGTGTCGGGCTGGATTCTTCCATCTCATCAGTCAGCAAGGACGGTGTAATTAGCAAGAGCGGAAGTGACGCTTATTACAACTATTTGATTTATCTGCTCCAATTGGCACCGGAAGATGAGATTGTATGTGAACCGTTCAACCAGGCTATCCGTATAAACTTCCCTGAATTGTACGAACAAGGTTATCGGATAGGCTTTTACCGGGAAATCCCATCACGGCAGGAAGATGTATCACCGTCTAACCGTCTTAATAATCAGCAGCCATGAATGTTTTAGAAGAATTGTTTATAGATGTGGCCCAGTTCCACCTTTATTCCCCTTATGCGGAGAGTAACATGAATTTCAAAGATCTTGCATCAAGTGCCATGAGTGCCATTAAGCAGGTTCAATCCGTCATATCTCCTGATATCTACAAGAAGATAGCAGCAGGAGAGGATAACGATGAAAAGGATGCATTAAGAAGTGCCGTGGCTAATCTGACATTGGCAAAACAGCTTATATTCAATGTACTGTCACTTCGTAAATCGGATGTGGATATCTACAAGAACGAGCAGGAGCAGATGCGCAGGGCCTATCGTGATAATTACTATAATGCAATGGATACGTTACTTCAGCTACTTGATTCGGATGAGGAATGGAAGAAAACCAAGACTTATAAAGCTTTGGAAAACCTTAAGTTGAAGACGACTTATGAATTCGATGCATCTTATCCCATTGATAATTCATTCCTGTACTTTTTCAGATGTGTTCCGATCCAGCAGGAGGCATTGGATGATTATGTATCAGGATATTATGAACGTTTGCCGGAAAAGGACCAGACAAATCGTCGGAAATTGGACAGATGTCTTGCTAAAATAACAGTGGCATTGTCGTTACGAAGATTTGATATCCTTGAATTTCCTGCTACCATCCGTAATTTGTTTGAAGATTCAAAAGTTATGCGTTACGGTACCCAGGAGCAGGAGAGGATGTTAACTTTATCTGATGATCTGATGTCACAAGCCTTGGAAAGCCTTAAAAATATTGATTTGTCTTTATCCGGAAATACGGATGTTGATATAGTAACTGAAACATCTTTCAATCGTCCGGACGATAAAATTTATTTGATGCCATGAAAAAAGATATTGAATTTACCCTGAAAGGAAGCGTGTATTCTATTCCAAACAGTTGGGAAGGGTTGAACACTTATCAATTTAAAGAACTGGTTGCGGACCTGATTTCCATGTCCGCAGGTAAACTTTCTGCCGGTCTTGTGCGTGTGCGCCATATATGCAGGGTGATGGGCTGGGATATCAATAAGATAACCGATGCGGATGCCATGGGAAACATTGCTTGCCTGGCTGAGCAGGTCACCTTTCCTTTTCTGATCTGTTATCCGGATAATGATGCGGCACTGGCGGATCTTGACACCGATTCTTATGAGCTATGCAAGCGTGTCCCGCCGGAAAGACTGACGGGGATAACTATATCCCGCTATCTGTCACGGCTTGATTATAAGTTTGTGGTAGACTCCTGTTTTTGCAAACAATTTATAGGATCTGTCCATATTGACGGGCAGGATGAACCTTGTCTTGGTTATACCATTGATACAGGATTCTCTATGCTGACAACCTCATTGACGGCACAGCAGTTTATTGACGCGCGTGAGCTGGCGGATTGCCGGGATGATCAGCTTCCCCTGCTTGCTTCCATCCTGTATTCTTCACTACCTTATGAAAGTGACAGGGCGCATCAACGTGCCGTTCTTTTTTCAAAAGTGGATATTAAAACATTGCAGGCCATCCGTTTCAATTTCAAGGGATTCATCAATTATTTGTTCAGTAGGACAGAATACAAGATTCTTACTAAAATCATACCGGGAAAGGAATCTGTGATAAGCACAGGGGCACAGGATGCTCTGTACGGCTTGAGTGCTGACGGATATGGAAATTTGCGTGAGATATCCCAGATGAGCGTCTTGCAATATCTTGGAATCCTGAGAAAGAAGATGATTGAATCCGTGCGTAGCCTTCATGCCTCCAAAATGGATGTTGCTGAGATCGCTAATACCACCCGGTTACCAATTGATGTTATAAATGATATACTATGATTCTTGAGTATTTAAAATATTTTTCCCGGTTTCCTGCCCGTGACGGGGTTCTGGATATGTTTATTAACGGAAGTTCCGAACTTTATGAGTATGAGGAACTGAAAGGGTATATAGCCGGTATGTCCGAGCCTTTGGTTCCTGATATTTCCAATTTTGTTTTTGGGCAACGTTTTGAGGATGTTAAAAAACGGGTGGATGCCCTGATAGGAACTTATCTGTTCTGTGATTTTGGAGAGATACAAAGCTCTCAGGACAATATAGGTTCCATAGAGGATACGCATAAGCGTGCGGTGACGGTTGCGGTCAAATTAGGGAATAAATCTGATATGGTAGAAGTTGCCATTCAGAGTGACCGAACGTTGAAACTATTGAATCAGGTACGTGCTTATATGATGTATGATTCCCGTTATATGTCATGGCTCAAGCCTATATCGGATAATCAGACGATTGTGCCTTTTGTGTCGCCTGAACTGTCATCAATAGGCTGGAGCATGAGCTTTGTCGCATCGGCTCCCGACTGGATGAATGTAAAAGAAATAATGAAACACATAACTTAAAACAGATATGAATACAAGTTCTAAAATCACATTTTCGGTATTCATTACCGAATTTTATAGTCTGATGTGGGATATGAGATGGTTGATGCTGCTGGCTTTGATTCTTATTTCTACAGATTTATGGTGGGGCATCAGCAAATCCAAACGAAGAATGGAGGAAGTGCGTATAAGCCGGGCTATCCGGAGAACCCTTATAAAAATGGGGGATTACGTATGTATAATTCTATTGGGGGCGGTTTTAGGAAAAGCGATTGGTGAACCTTTGGGCATTCCTTATTCCACTATTTCCGTATGCTGTATGCTGATAGCCTGTTACTGTGAACTTGAAAGTGTGATCAGTAATTACTGCGAATGTAAAGGTCTGCATTACCATATCAGTCTTTGGAGCGTCTTTAAGGGACTGGTCGGCTTGAAAAGTAAAGAATTGAAGAATGTTATTAATGAAATAGAAAATGAAAGCAAACATGAAAATCTTAATTGACAATGGCCATGGAGCCAACACACAAGGCAAGCGTTCTCCGGACGGTCGTTTGATTGAGGCGTTATATACCCGTGAAATTGCCATCCGTGTGGAGCATGAATTGTGTAAGAGGGGGTATGAGACACTTCGGATTGTGCGTGAGGAAGTTGATGTGCCGCTATCGGAGAGATGCCGCCGAGTGAATGATATTTGTTCCGAATTTGGGAAGAGTAATGTTCTTCTGGTATCCATCCATTGCAACGCCGCCGGAAATGGGGCACAATGGATGCAGGCTCGTGGATGGGAGGCATGGACCAGTATAGGGCAGACAAAAGCGGACAGGCTTGCTGATTGTCTGTATGCTTCGGCTGACAGGTTCCTTCCTGGAATGAAGATTAGAAAAGATCTGGCTGATGGTGATCCGGACAAGGAGAGCGGATTCTATATTTTAAAACATACGGAATGTCCGGCTGTATTGACGGAAAACTTATTTCAAGACAATATGGAAGATGTGGCTTTCCTTTTGTCTGAAGAAGGGAAACAGGCTATAACATCCCTTCATGTCGAAGGAATAATTAAATTCATTGAACTATGAAGCTTATACCTTGGATCTTGGTAGTCTTGTTAAGTATCATGCTGATGCTTTCATGGTGTTCCCGCCCGGCTGATTATTCTGGGAACCTTGCGCCGGATACATTATGGACGTTGGTTGTTGACACCATAAGGGATACCATCATACCTCCGCCTGATGTAGAACATCATGTAAGAGTGGATACCGTTTTGTTGCCGGTATCCATGGAATATCCTGATGTGGACATAGACTCTACGTTGCCTGATTCCATGCCGGTGATAATCCCGATAATGGAAAAGGAATACCGGACGGATGATTATCGCATTTTGATTAATGGTTATAATCCGGAACTTAAGTCAGTTGAATTGTATCGCCCTACAATGTTGGGGACTATTAAACAGAGAAATAAACGGTGGGGGATTGGTCTTTCTGCCGGATATGGTATCGGAAGTGACGGCTTTTCTCCTGTGTTGGCTGTTACTATTAATTACAATCTGTTTCAGTGGTAAAAAAAATCCCCGGCTTGCGGTCTTGCTCTTATTCTATTGACAGTCGAATTTGAAAACCTTTGGATATGCCGGGGATAGATAAACAACAATGTTTTTAATAAATAGTTTCTAAATTTTACATTATTATGAGCAAGACCGCACGTTTTAATGAAATCCTTGAATCTGTAGCTTCTTTTACGGAAATACATCAGGAATTTATTCTTTCAGATAGCCGGGTAACTGAAGTTGTTGATGCCCGCTGCATTCTTATAAAGCTGTTGTCGGAGGAGGGTTTTTATCCTTCCCAGATAGGTAAGTATATGGACCGCACGGAAGCAAGCATCCGATATCTTCTATCATCCTACTCTTCACGCATATCCGCCAGCTTGTGGATGGAGAAGGATGTGGAGGTAATTCGAAAACATTTATTAAATAAGTCGCAAATAACTTGTAAGTAAGTCGCAAATAACTGTACTTCAATTGTATATACTAGTCTATACCTTTGTGGTGTCAGGATATTCCTGGCAAGGTAATAATTAAAAACATAATATTATGAGAATTAAAGGAATGGACGGTCAGGAACATAATGTTACTGGCCAGGGACAAGGAAACTTGAACACAGTCCTTGGTGCCATTGGTACGGCTGGCGTACTTGGTGGTAATCGTTGTGGCGGTGGTTTATTTGGCGGCTTGTTTGGTGGCGGATGCAATGATAATTGTGATACTGTCAGCCAGCGTGAATTGGCTTATGCTGTCAGTCTTGCTGCATGTCAGGGACGTGAATATGCTCTTGAAACCGCACGTCAGGAAGCTGCGGCTATTTTTGCAGAAAGCCGTCGTACTGATGATAAGATTGCAGGTGTGGTTAAGGAAACCAATCAAGGGCTTGTTGCAGTTGGGAATGGTGTTAGCCGTTTGGATGCAAAGGTTCAATGCCTTGAAGAAAAACTTGGATGGGTACGTGAGGAAAGTAACCGTAATTTGCGTGAGAGCAAAGAATACACTGATTGTCGTGTTACAGCGGAAGCTCAATTGCGTAAGGCTGGCGATGATAACATTGTTGCATGGACGCAGGGAGAGCTTAACAAGAAGATTGATGGAACATTGAAACTTGACGGAGGCCAGATTTCCTACGGAAGTTGTAAACCGGTTTTGCAGAACTGCCCTTGTGGAAGTGAGCAGAATCCGTTTAATGTGAATGTTGTCATTGAACAAGCTGTAGCTGCCGCTATCAAAGCTGTATCAGGTAAGTAATGTATTCCGGATGAGATGGGGAATATTCCCCATCTCTTTTATTCTTTTTCATTATATATTAAAACATCATGTCATATACTAACAGTCAGATATTAAGTGCCATTATAGGTAAATTCGCAACCCCTATAATACAACAGTTTGGAGGATCCAAGTTTGCTTCAATTCCTATTGTTCAAACTATTGAAAATAAAGTGAGATCTATAGGTATTGTTTCTTCCAGTTGGTCATTATCCGCAGAATTGACTCCGCTTATTGAAGGGGTTACTGGTAAATTGGCTGTTCCGATAATTAACAATTACATATCCAGAATACCAGATGAGCAAATTCCTTATGTGGCTCATTCTGTCGTTGATACTGCCTTAAAAAACGGTAAATTGGAACTGTTTGAGGGATATCTGGAATTTGAAAAAGCGGACCTTATGGAGCTTAAAAGATTATTGAACATAAACCTTCCTCTTCCCCGGCAGGAAGAATATGCAGTTAAGACTGAATTATCCCAGGAAGGGAATGACCCTGAGAATGCAAAGAAAGAAGAGGAAACAATTAAGCAAGAAGAATTATGAAAACAAAAGAACAAATGATAGACCGCTACCATGAACTTTATGAAAAAATGGCGGCAAGTAAAGATCCTAAAAATATGAAGGTGTTCGGGGAAGCTGAAAAATATGCGTTCAAAGCTGTTGCGGCAGCTCATCCCGATTTGGCTGAAAACTGGCTGTCTCATTTGGAGGCTGTATGTTGGGATAATTATTTGTCGGAACGGGAATCCATGAATATCGGCAAGCGTATAACCAACCAGGACGGTACGAAAGGATTCCATTGGCCCTATGAAATTTTTGAAAAGACTGTAGAAACCCTTGGTGGCGTATGCGAGGACAAACCTCATTATAACAGCTATGCCTTATGGGTTACTGCCAATATGATTTATTCGGATCATGCCAGAAGCATTGCAGAAGATATGGGGCATAAGTCTCCGGCAGAGGTTCCTGCCGAAAAAATGGCCTTGTCATGCTATCGTAAAGCTGTAGAAAGTCTTAAGGATGTGGATTCCGGGTTTCATGTACGGCGGTATTTCAAGCACAAGATGTACGACGATTCAGTTATGTGACCTGGATAAAAAATTAGATAAAATAATCTCCATGATTGAAAAACTGGACGGTCTGAAAGGTTTCGGCTCCAATGTACTGGCGAATGTTGTAGGAGATATAATCATGGGTAGGTAATTGTAAGGTGTTTTAGAAATAAAGCACCTTTTGTTTATAAATATAGTATTGTTTTAATACTGATTGGATTTTTATTATTAACTTTGCGAAAAATTTTAAAACTTAGATATTTATGAAAAAGTATTTTTTACTATTGACTGTTTCTCTTCTATTTGCTTCATGTAAAAGTTATATCCAGATTTATGATGTGGACAGCACCTCAGCCAAAACAAGTAATGAGCAGTTCGTATTTGAGAATGAAGATTGCAAACTTACTTATAATTTTTGGGAAGAATGGGGAAATGCCTCTATGGTATTTACCAATAAGACGGATAAGAACTTATTTGTTTCGTTATCTCAGTCATCTTATATTTTTAATGGTTTTTCTTCATCTTTCTATAAAGGTGTAGATGACCATGTTGTTATATCTAAATTTAAAAGTAAGACTTTTCATGATTTGCCTGTAGTTTGTGTCGCTCCAAAATCTTCTAGAGTAATTGGAGATTTAAATCTTGTAGATAAAATATATTTCTTCTGTGAAAAAAAGAAGGATAACCCTAGTCGCAGATATTCGGAAAGCTATAACGAAAATGATTCCCCTATAACATTTGGTTATAATATGGTATATTCTGCGACAGAGAATTGCAATGAAGTTAAGTCTTTAGAAAGTTCTTTTTATGTATCAAGAATTGAGAATGTTACAAAGAAACAAGAAGAAGTTACTAATCAGGTTAAAAACTGTTCTGATTATAGTGATACTTCTGTTATTGTATTGAAATCTCAGTCGCCCAAGCGTTTTTATATTAAGAGATTTAAGGATGTAAATCCAACCCCGGCAAAATGGTATTAATTATTCGATAACAAATTCTTAAGCGGAACTCTAAAAAAGTTTCGCTTTTGTTTTGTCAATCCAAAAATAATATTCACCTTTGTAATGCCAAATAAAACCATGTATATTCATGACGTGAGAGCAACGGTTAATGCTCATAAAAATGGGCTTTTTTTATGCCCAAAGATTAAGATATTGTAGAAGTCACAACTTATTGTGAAAAACTACGGCTGTCTTTCCCAACTATTTTTGCTCTACGGAGTGGATTATGGTTTTGTTTGGCGACACGGGAAATGGCAGCCGTTCTTTTTCTGCCTATAATGCCAAACAAAACCATATCGTATGAAACAAACAGTTTCTATTTCTGCTCCCGACATAAATGTCGTTAGTAAATTTTCAGCTATTCAAACCTGGCTGAACTCAGAGAATGTACTATTTTCAATGGTCATGGAATCTTCCATAAACAATTTTCAGATGTTATTGATGGGTCACGCCTGTCTTTCATTTTCCGCGCTGATATGTGCCTCATGTGTGTCCGTGGTTCCTGCATTGCTTTGCCTTCCATGGTTTGCCACTTCGTTGTATCTATGCAGGAAAGGAGGTCTGCGATGAAAATAAATGGTCTTAAACTTACAGATGAAGCTTTAGATAGTCTTCGTATTCTACAGGAAGATAATAATAGTACTATCAATGGCATTCAGGAAGGTATTTATGAAATAGAAGAACTGGTTCTGAATCCGGAAGCAGATGCTTCTTATGGGGACCGATTAGTCATGATGCAGACGCTTAGAGATATTCGCCATCTTTTTGATCTTATAAAAGTTTTACCTGGACATAAATATTGAGTATTCTTCCTTAAGCGGAACTCTAAAAAAGTTTCGCTTTTGTTTTGTTAATCCAAAAATAATACTCATCTTTGCAGCGTACTCCTTTTTGACATAGGCGAGTAGGCTCGCCATTATAGCTGCGGGCATTTTTTATGTCTTCGGCAAAACATATAGTTCCGTCCCGTGTGGAGTCTTAATGGACCCACTGCCTATGTCAAGGTGGAGTACAACGGGGAGCGGAACTTTTTTTGTTCCCTTCCTTTTTCTAATTTTATTAATTCATTTTAAATGTACTCAAAAATGAAAACTACTACATTGTCTCTTGATGCAAAGTCAAATTATTTGCAAGAGAAAAAAGAATCTTTGTTGGAATGGCTTCATGCTGATTCTGTTATCTTTTCTTCTATCATGGAGGAAAAAATTTCTAGAACATTTTCGTTGCGAATATTGTTCATAATGTTGTGCTTTGTTGCATTATTATTATCGCCCGCATTTGGCACTGTGATGTGTCTTATATGTTTTATCATATTTGCCTTATCTTTGTTGGAAACAGCAAAATATTACAAGCAGGTGCACCGCTAATAAGTTTGCTTTACTAATATTATGTTTTACAATAAAATGTTTAAGGAAAATGAATATTAATGGAATTATATTAAGTGACGATAGTCTTAATGCGTTGCGTCGTATGCAGGAAGACAATAACAGCGAGATTGATAATGTTCTTGAAGGACTTGATTGTATAGCTGAACTGATTGAGAATCCGGAAGCGGATGCCAGTGATGGTGATCGTCTGGTCATGTTGCAGCAGCTTCGCGGTGTGCGCAAGATTTTGAAAGATCTCAAAGCATCTTCTTTTGATGAGTCAGAATAATGAAACTAAAATGGACGGTTACATCATTGCCTTGATGACTGTCTATTCTCCCGCAACCAATGAGTCCGATGCGACTCATTGGTTTTCTACTGAGGATGTGTATGAAGCCATAAAGAAGATTGATCCGGGAACATCCGTCAGCTTGGAGGATGTCTATAATTCGCTTCTTATGGGAGGGTTCCGTTTCCAACCACGTCCCGGAACTTTAGGATGTGAGTTCCGATGGATGTTTAAACAGAAATAATTATAGATAAAATACGATATTTCTTTTAGTCTAATTATTATATTATCAATCCTTTTTGTACATTTGCAATGTATTCAGAATATGAACGCTGCGTAATAAGTTTGGTTACATGGGAAATTGGAGCGAACAACAAGAGGCAAAGAAAGAAGTTAAGGAGAAAGACAAAGTGAGGCGTGAAACGCTTGGAAAGTTCTTCTTTGATTTGGCAAAATTGGCTTTTGCTGGTCTTTTCGTTAGTTGGATTACACCTTTATCTGCTAATGTAAACAATAGTGTTGCATGGTCTGTCTTAGTTGGAGGTGTAATGTTTACTGTTGTATTTGCTATGATTGGAAATAAAATTTTAAAATAGGAGGTTTTATGGATATGCTTGCTATGACCTATATCATAGGAACTGTTATTGGGATAGCCTTTCTTATATGGCTATATACAAAGTCTGGGAAAAAATGGCTGAAGAGTTTGTAATTCGTCCATTGTGTTTGCTTATATTGGATATAAAATATAAGGAGGTAATTTATGGAAGGTTTATTGATTGTGCTTGGTGGTTCTGGAATGTTAGCCTTTTTCTTTGCTATATGGTTAAATACCCGGAAAGGCAAAAAATGGCTTGCTAATTTATAAGCTTATTTTATAACTAATATGGGCGAAGGCGGTATAAAATCTGTCCTTCGCCTTTTTCATTCCTATAATTACTTTAGCTTCAAATTTTATGAAGCTATGGTAACAGACCAACTTATCAAAAAAACATTCATTCACAATGTTGTATCCATCGGTTTTCAAAAAATAAGGCAGATACAACAGGAAGTCATATCGGAGAATTTGAATGTCATATCCGGCAATCTGCTCCAATCAGTCCAAGAAAAACCGGTGGAAATAGAAGGAACTGAACGTCAAATATATTATATGAGCGTTCTTCCTTATATGCGTTTCTTAGATATTCGTTTTCGGCAGGATCTGCGGATACGTAGAAAACTTTCCATCTATAACCGTGTCATTTGGGGGGTACTTTATGGTGAAGTGCTTCCTAATCTTCGTTATGGCTTTACTCAGGACATACGTAAGTATATCACCCGGCAACTTCAAGAAGGATCGGATATTGATCAATTAGATTTTCAATCATATATATAGACTACTGAATTATGGCTAAGAAACTTAATGAAGACGAAATCAAGTGGATTTTATCTGTGGAATCGTCAAAAGCACAGCAGGAAATTCGCAAACTCACTAAAGTTAATAGGGAGTTGAACAAAACAAACAAAGAACGTCGTGAATTAATGCGTGAGTTAGAGGCTCAAGGAAAAAAGGAATCAGATGAGTATCAGCGTCTTGACGAAGAAATAAAAAAAAGCAATAAAACTATATCAACAAATAACAAATTGATTGGTGAATTGGAGAAGAAGCTGGATGTTACAGGGCTTACTATGGTCCAACTCCGAAAGAAAGCTAAAGACCTTCGCCAACAGTTGGATCAGACAGTAAAATCAACACATCCGGAAGAATATGCCGAACTTGAAGCGGAGCTTGCCAAAGTAAATAATCGGATGGAGGAACTTAGGGGTACAGGGAAATATGCCCAGCAACAGCTGACTGCATTTGATAAAACAATGAATATGGCCAAAACTGCTGCTAAAGGTTTTATAGCTGTGCAACTTGTCAGATACTTGAAAGATGTCGGAATGAAATCCTATGAAACTCGTAAAGAATATGCCCGCTTTGAAGCGACTCTTCGTAATGCTACCGGCTCTTCAGAAGAAGCGGCAAAGGCAATGAAGATGTTGCAGCAGCTTGCTAAAGATACGCCGGCCAGTGTGTCAGAATGGACTGAATCATATATTAAATTAGTTAACCGTGGAATTAAACCGACTACCGATGAACTGACAGCAATGGGAGATATCGCAATGTCCCAAGGCAAGGATATAGACCAGTTTATTGAAGCATTGCTTGATGCCATGACGGGTGAGAATGAACGTTTGAAGGAATTTGGTATCACCGCTTCGAAGAATGGAAAAACTACTGCATATACGTTCAGGGGTGTAACTACTGAGGTACAGAATACGGATATGGCAATTAAAAACTATATTCTGTCATTGGGTAAATTACAGGGAGTACAAGGTTCTATGGCTACCCAGATGAATGAGCTGGCTGGCTTGGAATCAAATTTAGGGGACCAGATGGATTCTATCTATAATAAGATAGGAAAGAAACTTGAACCGGCTATCAAATCCTTCATGGGAACTTTAGGACGTTTTATGGGGACAATATCAAAATCCCTTGATTCTTCTGGCGAAAAATTTGATGACCAGTTGAATAAGGTTGTTTCCCTGCAAAATGGGCTGCTCCCTTTGCTGAACCGATATGATGAATTGAAAACTAAAACAAGCTTAAGCGCACAAGAACAAGATGAATTAAACCAATTGATATCCCGTATCGCTCAAATAATACCAGGAGCTGTTACTGGCTTTGACAATTATGGAAGGGCTATATCTGTGAGTACTGATTATGCCCGTGAGTGGATAAAAACAGAAAAAGCCAGATTAGCCTATATCAATAAATCACAAATTGAAGAGCGCAAGAACGAAAAAAAGAACATTGAAGAAAGGATAAAGAGTCTGAAACGCCAAGAAAGTATAGGAAAAAGGCTTTATGGGGTTGATAAAGAAGGAAATGCAAAACATATTGCTGTTTATAGCGGGGGGATGGGATATGGACCTAATGCGGAACAAATAAACTCTAGAAAGATGACTGCGGATGAGCAAAACAAGTTCAAAGAGGAGATGAAGTCATTATATGAGGAGTTATCAGGAGTTGATGCGGAACTTTCTCGTTTGCAGGGAACTACTTTAGACGATATGATTAAAACTCAAACAGAGATGATTGAAAAACGTAAAAGTTTTAATGAGATGAATAAAGAATCTCTTTCCGCTTGGATTGATGATGAAAAGAATGCAACAAGCGAGTATTTGAGCATGGCCAAGGAAATTTATAAAAACCGTTTTCCAGTAACTCCTATTGATCCTGATGCAGCGGAAGAAGAAGCTAAACGAAATGAAAAAATATTGAAGGAAGCATTACAGAAGCAGACAGAACTTTTTGAACAACAAAAAATAGAGTTAAAACAACGTTATTTGGCGCATAATGACGAACAACTACAGACTGAATCCCAGTTTAACAAGGCCATGGAAGATTTGACCTTGCAGGATCTTAATGCCCGTCTTAAAATAATGGGGTTGGAGGTCTCACAACGCCAACAGATTGAACAGCAAATTTTGGATATTCGTATAAAGGCACTTGAGGATTTTCGTCAGAGAAAACTTGCGATTGAAACAGAAGAAGAGCAACAGCGTGTGTCACTCAATAAAAAATCCATAGATGAAAATAAAGAGTGGCTTGATAAGCAGTTGGCAGATAGGCAGCAACATCATAATGATCAGGTAAAAATAATTAGTGACTCTTTGAAACAGCAAGTGGATCAGTATAAGGAATATGGAAGCCAAATGGGGGAATCATTAGGTAAAGTTTTGTCAGGGCAGGAAGACATGCTTTCCGCTTTTGGTAATACCATGATTGATATCCTTTTTGATGTCTTATCTCAAATTATAAATCAAAAAATTGCGGAAGCTACTGCTGTAGCCATTGCGGAACAGGCTAAAGCGGCAGCTATTAGTGCTGCTCAGCCGGATTCTGTTGCCACTTTTGGGGCGACCGCTGCCGCCCGAACCGCTATTATCAGTGGCTTGATTATGGCTGCTTTAACAGCTGCAAAAACAACATTAAAAGGTTTGCTTGCTAAAAAAGGCTCATCTACCACGTCGGGAACTACATCTTCGAATACATCATATACCCGTGTTCCCGGTAGACAGTCCGGAGGATATATAGATGTCACTCGTGCCCAAGACGGAAAAGAGTTTCAGGCTGTCTATGATCCTAAACGTCGTGGATTTATAGACAAACCTACTGTCATAGTAGGAGAAGGTCCTGCCGGATCATCCAAGGAATGGGTAGCTAGCAATGAGGCGCTGAAGAATCCTACCATTGCACCCATATTGTCCATTCTTGATCAGGCACAACAGGCCGGAACTATTCGTACTTTGGATTTTAACAAATATCTTCAGGCAAAAACTGTAGGGAAACAAGATGGAGGACAGGTTTCACCAATAGGAAACACGCCTTCAATGGTATATGCTGATCCTGTTTTTATTCAATCTGTAAACAAATTGAATGATATTCTGTCCCGAATTGATAAAAACGGTGGAATACATGCATACACTATTTTATCTGAATTTGAAAAAAAACAAGAATTGAGGAATCGTTCTAGAAAAATTGGCTCAAAATGAAGATTATTAATACAAAATCGGGAAAAGCATATCAGCTTGTTCCTGAAACACAGCTTGAAATTGAAAAAACAAATCCTTTTTTTAACGATTATGGTGAGCAATCTCTGCCGGTAAGTTTGCCTGATAGTCCTTATAATCGTGATATTCTTAATTTCCCGAATGTTATACAAAGAAAGGAAAAAGTACAGTTGCTTGATGCCTCTATTCAGGACGGAGAATATTTTGTTCCATGTCGTCAGGCGATATTGAGTGTGTCCCCGTCTGAAAGCATTGAGACTTCGTTTTATATAAATGAAGGAAGTTTTTATAGCAAATTGGAAAATACTTATATTACAGATGTGTTTGCAGATGAAACAGTTGATGGGATTAATACATTGGATCAGGCCATATCTTATTTAAAACAGCTGAACACATCCGGAGGAGATGAAATGTTCTCTATTTTTCGCGTTAAAATTAATGATGATGATAATGACAATCCACGATATTTGAATGGTAATGATGGAAGGTCCTCTTTATTTTATAATGAAAATGATACAACTGAATATATTGATGGAAAGACAATATCTGTTACTCGCGGATTTTATATGACACCGTTCATTAAGGCTAATTATGTCCTTAAACGTTTGTTCGCTCATTTTGGATATACTCTTCTTGATAATTTCTTTACGAAAACGTATCCTTTCCCCGATATGGTTTTCATTAACAATGTTGCTGACGCAATTGTGACAGGAAAAATTCGTATTGATCAGCTGGTTCCCAAAGTAACTTGTAGTAAGATTCTGGATTTGTTTCGGCGTAAATTCTGTTGTGAGTTTATTACCGATGAAGTTAATCGAACTGTTGACGTTATAATGTTTAATGATTTAATGTCTGATAAGGCGGATGTGAATCTTTCGTCATCTTTGGTTGGGAAATTGAGAGTTGAATACCCGGATAAATATAAGCAGCTGATATTGGAAGCGAAAGATTCTGTTGATGGGACTATTGAAACTTTTGATTCTTTGGAACTGATTAAATCAAAATACCCAACTGCCATATTTAATGAACGGCAAGGATATTTTGTTCGCAACGGCTTTAAAATAAGTACTCGTTTGTCCAGTATGATAACACCTACCACTGAAATAGTGGCTGATTGTGGTCAGCGTTATTATGAAGGGGGTGAATTTGAGACATATAAAATCGAAGTTCCTGAATGTATACCTTCAGCTGGGATGTATATTGGTGAAGTGCAATATCTTAACTCTTCAATGAAAATCACCGGAACAGATACTGCTAATGAACCTTCAGAAACAGAAACAAATGCGTCTTCTAATATGTATGTCATGCTTGCTTTTGCTCATAAAGAAGCGGATTGGAAGTTTACTGAAGGTTCTGTGAGTAATTATATATATAGAAGATCCGGACGTAATGAGATAAATTATAAGTTCTCAGACTTTGCTTTGGTGTATAATGGGCCTTATGGGATATTTGAAAAGTTTTATAAGGAATATGACAAGTTGTTACGTAATTCTATGCATACTGTTAAGGCGGATTTGTTGCTTACCCAGCACCAGAAGATGACTCTCTCATCTTTTAAAAAACTTGTAATACATGGTGCGGAATTATTGCCTAATAAGATAAACTATAATCTTGGGCTTAGAAATGATCCGATAGAGTCTGAATTATACACTACCCAGTTATATGAGCCTGTATCTTTGCCAAAAAGTATTGAAGATATATTTCCTTCTATGGATACGGGTTATAAATGGGTGGGCAAAACCTCTTATAAACTAATATCAGAAGATGAATATAATTCATCCCCATTTAAGGATGCAGAGATTTCTCCATTTTTCCCACCTCCACCTACTGCTGATTTGGTAGGGAAGAAAATGTATGTGTGCTATACGGCTGGTATATATATATCACAGAATTGGGCTTTATATACATTTTGGTTAGAAGCCGTTCCTAATGCAGATAATTGATTGTCCTTTCTATAGATTCGCGGGTAAGTTATTTTTGTAATAAAAACAAAAGGCATGAATATTCTGAATCAACCTGCTGCTTTATCTCTGTCCGGTAACATTGAGAAGTTCCGCATCCAATCTGCGGAATCTTTCTCTTTTGTCTTGTCAAAAGGGAATACCAGACTATTGTCTTCTGTGTATACTCCCGGTACGGATGGTTATGTTACGATTGATATACGGGATATTGTAGAATCCCAATTATCATTCTTAATGAAAGATATCACCACTCCCTATGAACAACCTGATCTGGCGGCTGATTTTACGGCTGTTATTGGCGACAAGAACATAACATTTCGTGTACTTCGTTGTGGGGTAGACCGTTTCTCTGGCTCTGCCGAAACTTTTTTGAAGGCTAATTTCCTAACTTGGCAGCCACAGGTGAAGAAAGTGACTTACTATTCTCCCGAATATCTGACATATTATGCTGTGATATCCTCCTATGTAAAGGTGAAGGCCTATTTTACTGATGATGAAGGCAAAGTGACTGAAGAGGTGAAACAACTGGCTACATTGGGCGAGAAACGGGCGTATACCATTCCTGTGCAATATGCTGTGATAATGGCACTATTCGAATCCCGCCTTCCTTCTTTTTATGATGTATGGGTGGAGGATGGTTCAGGTAGCCGTCTTACTTATGTGCAGCGTTATGTGGCGGGCAATATCCTTTCCGAGCAGGAGCAATGGATACTTTTTGAAAACTCCTTGGGAGGTATGGATACGTTCCGGGCTTACGGACAGCTTGATTTCTCGGCGGAACATACTCATAATATTGCCGAGATAGATGATATATCTGAAGAATACAGGGTGGATACGGAACGTAAGTTCCAGAAAAATACCGGATATCTTGACAATCGTGAACGTCAATGGCTGGTTGATTTCCTTCCGTCGAAGCAGAAATATATATATAATCAGACTTATTTGCGACGGATTGTAGTGATAGAGGACAATACATCCTATACGGACAAAGAGCTTCCTTCATCTTATACGTTTACTTACAAATATGCGGATGCCCGCCCGTTGCTCAATCTACAGCGAACAGATAGTCTTCCGGATAATCTGGATATCCATATACCTGATTTGAATTCTTTTACTATACCCCCTCGGTTAGTTGAATTTCCTTCGCAGCCCTTGTCCGAGGGGGTGTTGTTCCCCGTACAGCAACCGTTTTCGGAGAAATGGGCGACAACGAATATAGGTGCTATTTTTTCATATGTACTGAATAAGATAAGTACAGACTATGCTGAAGGTGGAGGTATTGGACACACTCATACGAATCTGGATCTGCTCCAGCTTATATCTTATGTGGACGAATATCTTTTGGTCAATGGTAAGAAAATTAAAGCAGGTTATGCAGATGGAATTGCCGGTAATACCTTTGCTGACCTTGTAACCTTTTTGAAAGGTTTCTTGGTGGGTAAGAATGGAAATGGTTGGACTGTATTGGAAGATGGTACGACACAAGCCGTTGTTGACCGCTTGTATGTAAAGATTAAGGCTGTCTTTGACGAGCTTGAAGTAAAGAAGAAGACGCATGTTGGTGGTGAACAGATCATATCTCCAGCCGGTATGAAGTGTGTCAGGGTGGAGGAACTTGATGAGAGCTACCGTTGTTTCTTTTTGTCGGAAGTTGATGGAGTGGTAATCAATAACGAATTTACAATCGGTACATTAGCATTAGCCCAAGAATTTAACATCAAAGAAGGGACATCCCACAATGTATCCAACCGCTACTATTGGCGTGAGGTGACAGGTGTAGGATCTGACTATATTGACTTGAGCAAAACCAATGCCGACAAGAACAGTGATATTCCGGCTGCCGGTGATGATATCATCGGGCTTGGGCACTTGACGGATATCACCCGTCAGGCAGCTATAATCTTATCATCAGTAAACGAAACTTCGCCTTCTATCACTTTTTATCAAGGTATCAATACATTTTCTTTGGCGGGTAAAGAAGTTATCGGGCTGGGCTTTGACAAGTCTACCGGACACGCCTATATCAATGTGTATGGTGATGCCTATATCGGTGCCAAGGATGAGAGCACTTATATCCGTTATAGCCAGAAAGGCGGTGTGGATATCAAGGGTATGTTTCACATCGAGCAGGGGTCCACCGGATGGCGTAACATGGAAGGCTTGCCGGATGAGATACAGGCGGCTGCCGATCTGGCCCAAAAGGCTCAGGATGCGATAGACAATGCGGCTGTCGGAAGTGTCAATCTGTTGCGTAACTCCGGGTTTACTGGAGATTATGAAAGTGAAATATTGTCCTCTGATACTCAATTGTTGGCGGACACCGAACTTTTCAGCAAGCAATTAAAGTATTGGACGGGTGTGGCTACCGTATCCGCGGACAGTGCTGCCGGCTCCGGGTACTCTGCTGCAATCGGTAGTTTGTCCCAGTCCGTATCCTTGATTAAAAATGAAAATTATGTTATATCCTTTAAGGCTAAAGGTACGTCTGTGGCTGTTTCGTGTGGTGATTTCAGCACAACTCAGCCTCTTGCGTCCGATTATCAAAGATACACTTTCAAGTTCGCATTTAACGGTACAGGTATTTTCATGCTTAGCGGTACCGCAACCGTTTGTGATCTTCAGCTAGAAAGAGGGACCATTGCCACAGACTGGAAACTGTCCATTTTGGATAACGACAAGGCAACAGCCGGTTTTCAGTCAATCAATTATATCGCCAGCGCGATTAAGGATGGATCTGTGGATATCCTTGGCGGTTTGATCCTTGCCAATATGATCCAACTGGGCAACTACAAGGATGGTAAGATGCAAAAGGTCACAGCCGGAGTGAGCGGCATATACAATGACGATGATGATGTGGCATTTTGGGCAGGAGGAAAACTTGAACAGGCGATTCTGACTGTAATGAGGTTCCGTAATGATCCTGATTACCAGCCCACAGATGCGGAATGGGCGAACATGGCGAACTTCGTTGCCACTCATGGTGGCGATACGTTCCTTCGTGGCTATATTTATGCCTTGGGTGGTAAGTTCCGCGGTGTGGTTGAAGCCTTGGGCGGATTTTTCCGCGGAAAAGTAGAAACATCTGTTGACGGGAAACGCATTGTCATTGATCCGGATAAAAATACTCTTGAAATGTACACGACTGAAGGACATGCCACCTTGATATTAAGGTTCGACACATCATCAGACGGATGGGAGTATGGTGATGTGATTCTACGGAAATATGTAGGGGACCAATTGATACAAGAAACGACTGTATATCCGGAACGTATCAGAATACAGAATCATGTGGAAAATACGGATATCATTCTTAATCCCAATAACGTATCCTTCTATGGTTCTAAAGGCGAAACTCTGTTGGTTGGGATGAAACCGGTATATGACGGGGGGAGTGTGTCTAAGTATGTGGCCAATATTGAATGCAGTAATTGGCCGTCTAAAGATAACGTCAGTTCCGGGCAGGTATATGTGGAATATGAGACAGTAGAAGGAGTCGTGACAAACGGGACTTTAAAAGTAAAGAAGTGATATGGAACTGAATACTATTAACAAAACGGGAACTTGGAGTGAGGCGGCAGACCGTCTTAACAACAACTTTAGCAAGACGTCCGCCGAAGTGGAGAAGGTCAAGCAGAACGGCATCCGCAACAAGGGGTTGTTCTCTACTCTTGATTCGCTGAAAGCGGCTGTTCCATCTCCTGTTGTGGGTGATTGGGCTGTCGTGGGAGATACCATACCGGGTCCTATATATCAATGTACGAAGAGAGGCGTATGGAGCGAAACAGGAACAACCGGAGGCGGTGGAAGTGTTGACCTTTCCGGCATCTTGA